CCATCATAACATCCAATTTCAAATATATTTATTTTTTTATCTGCGTATGGTTTTACAATTGCAGTATCAATTAACCAAAGCCATTCTTCTTTGATTTGTTGTATTTTATATTTTTCCTTTGCTATTTCCCAGATATTATTGTCCATATTCTTTTTTAATTTGTTTAATAGATTGTATTACTTCGTCTTCTCTAGAGAATGGCACTGCTCTAGGAACATAACCATGTTTTAAAAAGAAAATCTCATCCGCTTTTGATACAATTTGCTGATGATTATTTTTTGATGAAATCATAGATTGTTCTATGCTCCAAGGTTCATCACCCAAATATTCCCAAGAGTTTTCAATATCAGCATTATACCAAAAGGGAGGGTGCATGCCTTTTTTAATAATTTCATATGTATGATCTACATGTTCACACGCATTATAATATCTTTCATCCATATATCCAACTTGTTCTATACAAAGTCTTGAATAATAAGAAAATGCTCCAACTGTAGCCATATATAATGGAATTTTTATAGATCCATAATCAATTACAAGCAAAGGATTTGCCTTACCATCAGGGCATGACTTATTCATCATGCCGTGTTGTGAAAAATTAAAATGTTGTATTCCAGAAATCTTTGAAGCGTTGATATATTTTTGAAAGACAGCTTCATCTTTGATATAAATGTCATCTTCTATGAGAAAGAAATGATCACATCCTTTATCCATTAAATGTTTTAATGCTTTATTTTTGGATTTGCCAACCCCTAAATTTGTTTCATTATTTTCTAAATAATAATTATATCCTGGTAAGTTATCTATAGATTCTCCATCATTTATGATAATTAAATCGATAAAATTACAGTGAGAAATACTATCCAAAAGTTTTTTTAAACCTTCAGGTCTATTGTATGTTGAAATTCCAATTCCTATTTTTTGTTTATCAGACATTACTTTTTAATTTTACTAATTTCTTTAATTAATTTAATAACTTCTTGATCATCGGATTTTGCTTTAGTTTGATCAGTTAGCATTTGTTCTAATATTTGAAGATTTTCTTCGCTGAATAAATTACTATCTGGTTCGATTAACTCTCCTTTTTCATCAATGAATTGAGAAATATAAAATAATCTATCATCGACGGTTTTACCTTCTACTGGTATAATAGCAGGACAATCTTCCTTCGGATAAAAGATATCAGATTCCAAGTTATCATTATAATGCTCATATAGTTGAGCAAATACACCATTAACTTCTTTGATATAATCGAGGTTAGAATCTCTCACTCCATTGTCTAAAATTTTAATATCTGAGTCATATTCTAACCAAAAAATAATATCAATATTTTTCATGCTTTCTTTCACGAATGAAATAGAAGCTGCTGTAACTTCATCAGAAACTTGATCATAAGAATTTGCAACTAAAGTATATGCTAAATTGTCCCATGTACATCTATCTAAAATTACATTATCACTCGACTTGTATTGTTCTTGGACCTTCATCATAGAATCCAAAATCAAAAGTTGTGTTTCTTCGCTTGTTTTAGAAGAATGATTTAACTCATGTTCATTTATCAATTCTCTATAAGATTTCATCGGAGTTCCATACATAGGCCATCTTCGAAGAAATGCGTTAATTAATGTTGTTTTGCCAGAATTAGAAGCACCGCTTATAGCTATTCTCATTCAGATATTTTACATGAATTTTAGAAAAGTCAAGCTGTTTGGTTATATTATTTAGCTATTTAGATTGTTATCGAATATCGAGTGAGGTGTTATATTTTCAGTTAAATATTAATACATGAATACAAGAAAGCCTGTGCGTAAACGTAAAGAATCATCGTCGGATTTTGAAAAAGAATTTATTGAATCTTATAAGAAAACTTTTGATTTTGAGAAAGTTAATTTAAAAAAACACTTTCCATTTACTGATAATCAAACTCAAGCTTATTATACTATAAATGATCCTAATACACATATTATGTTTATAGATGGACTCGCGGGTACAAATAAAACATATATGTCTGTATATGCAGCTTTAGAGCATCTAAAGGAAAATAAAATCGATCAAATAATTTATATCAGATCTGTTGTAGAAAGTTCATCTAGAAGCATGGGCGCTCTACCGGGGGAGCTTGATGAAAAATTCAGTCCTTACACCATGCCGTTAATGGATAAATTAAACGAAATTGTAGATCCAACAGTATCAAATATGCTGTTAAGTCAGAAATATATAAGAGCAATACCTGTTAATTTCGTTAGAGGATTAACATTTCATGATTCATTTGTTATTATTGATGAAGCACAAAATATGAGTAGAGGAGAGTTGACAACTATTTTAACCAGATTTGGTAGAAATAGCAAATATATCGTCTGTGGAGACGCTAGGCAATGTGATATTAAAGATTCAGGATTTGAAAAAATACATCAATTGTTTGATACTGAACATTCAAGAAAAAATAACATACATTGTATGAAATTCGATACTGATGATGTTGTTAGAAGCCCTATATTAAAGCATATTACCAGTGTGTTAGGCGTTTAATTACTCCCAACTCGTTCCTGCAAACCAACCAGCACCTTTATTGTTTTCAATAGGTGCTGATCTTGCAGCTGGTCTTTGAGCTGGTGAAATAATTCCTAGAGTGTCTTCTTGAATTTCAGTAAAAACTGTTTCAGATTCTACTTTATCATTTTCTTTTGTTTCTACAAAAGAAAATGATTCATCATTAATTGTTTTAATTTCAACCTTCATAATTGAATTTTAGTCAAAATAATAAAAATGTCAAATTATGGAGTTTGAAAATTTCCATTCGCATCCACAATAGCTCTGATTTGTCTACCGTTACTTTCAATTTCAACCTCGTAGTACTTATTTCGTGTATTTGGATCAGTATAACTTAATTTTGGATTATTTAATAAAGTTATATTTCTACTTGTTAATCCTCTTCTTATATTTGATATTTCTTGAGGACTTATATTTGTTTGATTATTACTAGTCGTGCCTTGTCTGGTATCGATTGGAGATTTTCCTTGAACAGCGCGAACTAACCCCTTAGCAGCCTTGTAAGGGTCTTTATAAAGACGCTGAGCCTCTGGAGCAACTTGACCCACAATATAATCAGCGCCTCTTGCAACACCTTTAATGGCACTTCCAACGCCCTTCCAGAAACCTTCTTCTAATAATTCTTTTTGTGAGTATTTTTTCATATATCAACTTCTAAATTTTTATCTACTAAATTATTTATACTTACATCTATTAATGCATTTAAATCATTTTCAATGAATGGTTTACCTATTAAAACTTTATGAGTATTTGATGATCTATTTCCAATACTAAAGGGTATATTTTTATACACTTTATCGCCCATCTTCAAATCAAAATTAACAACAGGACGATGCTCTTTTTTATTTGCTCCTACATTGATTACTATTAAATCCAATAAGTCCTTTTCTAAAGAAATTGAGTGAACTGTATTAAACCTAACTACTTTATTATTTTTATCTATTTCAATATCTTCGCCATGTAATACATTATGTGCTCCATTACCAGTGTCTAATTTTGAAGAAATTGTACCAATACCATCAATTTGGATGTCTTCTATCAATCCAAGAACTAATTTTTCATAAAAAAATGATTGAAAATCTTTCATTTTTTAAAATTCATAATCCTCATCGGATTCGTGAGAACCATTAGCATAATCAGCTTTAGCACTTAATCTAAAATACACATCTGAAGTATAATCAGCAGCTTTGGTGATTTTAGCAGCCATCCATTCTTCGAAGTTGGCATCGCATACCATATTTTCCAATCTATTAGCAAATTCACAAAGTTTTTTAATTTCAGATTTGATCATTTCATTTCTTTCATGATCGTCCTCATCGTGATCTTCTTCTTTATATTCTGTTTCGACTGGTTCTGCTGTATCAAAAGACATTACAACGTCTTTACCATCATCTGACTCATCATCGTCATAAAAATGTTCAGCGTCTTCTGAGTCATCACCCATAGCGTTTGCTATTGCCATTCCTCTAGTTCTTTCATATTCTGAAATTTCACCATCATCATTAAGATCTGATTTTTCCTTATTAAATCCATGATCTTTTTTTTCTTCAGATTCATCAGAAGAAAATTGTCTTTTTTTCATGCTTGGAATGTTAGCATAATTTTCCCAAATTAATCCATTTTCCTTTAATTTAAAATTCATAATGTTATTTAATCTATTTGATCAGAAAGATCTCTAAGTTGAATAGATTCCACTTCTGAACTTATCATTTGTTGAATAATTGGCAATATTTCAGTTCTTGAATTTTTCACTTCTTTACTTTTCATTTTATCGATAAGATTATCAAGTTCTGTATTTTGCTCTGGTGTCGGTTCAAATTTAGCAGAATATAACATTTGCATTATATAATCATTTTCAGATTCTGCTGTGAATGGTAATTCTTGTTCTACTGGAGGTTGAGTGACATCAGTTACTCCAACATCTTGCGTTGCATCCATCTGTTGGCCTTCTAACTCTCCTTGTTCTTTGAGAATTTTAGAATACTTTTGTATAAGTTGTAGTGTTTTACTTTTCATTAAATTTTTGCTTTTGATAATTCTGCAGTTTTTTGAACATATTTTGGTAAAGCCTTGGAACCTAAAACTTTCACGGCTCTCATTCGGTCTTGTTTCGCTTTGGCCGCTTTTGGATCTGTATCAGCTAATGTATCCACAACAGTTTCTACTTCACCATCTTCTTCAGATGGTTTAGTGTTGACAACATCTTTCACTTCGATTACAAACACTTTATTTAAATCAACTTTATCATGAACATAAAAGGTATTGGTGGATTTGACTCTACCATATTTTATATTATTACTTTTTAAGAAATCTATAAATTCATATGATACATCGGCTGGATTTTTGTCATTTGATGGATCAAAATCTTCTATTAATTGAATGAATTTTCTCATACATAATATTTATGTAAATAAACATAGCTTATTGGAAAAATCATTGAAATAAACATCATTCAAATATACAAAACCATTTTTTTCTAAATATTTTTTGATTTGTTTGAATGATTTTGTTTTTCTCTCTTCATTTAAGAAATTTATAAGTTTTGTAACGGTTTCGCAACATCCGATTTCTAATAATGTTGCTATATTTTCAAGACTTTTATATTCTTGTAAAATAGTTATTCCAAATAATGTTTTTAATTTTAAAATTAATTTATTTCTAAATTCATCCTTTGTTAAAGGATTGCTAAAAAAATACAATTTTTCCTTATTTTCTCTAAATTTTACATAATAAGTGAATGTTTTTATAAACTCATTCATATAAATTTTTTTATTATCTCTGTTTTTAAAATCAAATGTAACGGGTAATGATAAATTATTCAAATAAATGCAGAAATTATCATTAGTTTTTTTAAAAATATAGTCAATATCTACAATTTCTTTGTTTTCTTTTTCAAAAATTAACGAAATTGTAGAATTATTTGTAGTTTTTTTTATAAAATTCATTTAAAATTTAAAATTTTTGTATTTCTCTTCCAAAGATTTTGGAACTGAGTTAATTCTAAGATTTATTATGCCATTGTATGATGATTTGTCAAATAATACATTACGTTTCATTTGTTCATACATTTCTAAAAATTTCAATTCCCATTGATTTTCACACATATGTAAAACTTCTCTTTTGAAATGTTCTAAACCGTATTGTTCAATATCTTTTTTTAATTCTTCTGAACTTCCCCAGTAAGAATCTACATTGTTATCAACATAAGATATTCTATTTCTTTTTTTACCTTTTAATGGTTTTCTTTTCAATCGTTTTAACAATTTTTTACAACCTATATAATATTTTTTTTCTGAGTTTGGATAATTATTAGTTATAATGTATACAAAACCATGAAAATTAATAGTTTCATCAGGTAAATTTATCCAATTTAACATATATATATATAATTATATATTAATAATAATAATAATACAATAATTATATTATTATTATTATTATATTATTATTATATTATTATTATATTAATCCCACCCACCACCCATATGTAATATGGTTTTTTCATTTGTCAAGTGGTGATATATTATTTTCTAGTAT